AGAAAAATCTCATCTTTCATGGTTTATTTCATTTGTAGATAGCAAACTCTCTCATTATATAATAGCTTGATTGAGTATTATAGGAGTTACATTATTATCTATCACAGGTACATTAGGAGGAGCAATATCTCATGGTCCAGATACAGATCCTATTGTCAAAGTAGTATATGATACCTTCGTAGGAAAATAATATAAATATAGCTCTCTTACATAAGAGAGTTTTTTTTATACAAAAAAAATCTACCTCACACGGAGATAGATTAATAGGAATTTATTATAATATTATTTAGTTAGCATAAGATCAACAGTAAACTCAAGATAGTTATTTACTTTACCTTCTCGCATAGTCAATCCTCGTAATAATCTATCAATAGCAAATGCAGCAGTAAATTGTACTGTATTACCATTCATAGTTACTGTAGCAGGGAAATTAATTGCTTGAGTCACTCCTTTGATAGTAAGATCACCGTATACTATAAGCCCAGATCATTGATTTTCTGTCTTTGTAATAACAAATGTTGATGTAGGATTAGTAGGTGCTTGGAAGAAATCATCTCTTATTTCTCCTTCAAGTTTATCATTATCCATATCGAGAAGTTGAACAGATGTCATATCAAAAGTAAATGATCCTGCGTTGATCACACCACTTTCTACAGCAATAGTTCCTTCAGAAATAACAACTGTACCAGTATGAAATCCACCTGGTTTTGTAGCTTTCCATCCTAAGGTAGCTCCTGAAGATGTTGTGAATACGTCTCCAGCTGTAGTAGTTACTACTTCTCCAGATAACATATCTCAAGTACCTACAGTATCAGTAGCTACGTAGACATCAGTTGGTTTTTGTTGTGATTGATAATAGACATAAGAAGCTCCAGCAACTCATACTACGATTAAGGCTAATAATAATTTCTTCAACATAATAATATCATATAATAAATAATAAAAAAAGGAATTACCAGTAGTTCTTTTTGCTGGCGCAAATGAATTTTTTCGTGGTTGATTATTACATCTTTGTTCTTTAGCCCCTTGCGAATAAACACGAACGGGAATATAGTACATCCTACATAGCCCCTCATTATAAACCTTGTTTCTACTACCATTATATAATTCTCATATTTATTGCAAATATTATTGAAGCACTTGTTAACGCCCCATAGTCTGTTTTAATTAATTTTCTAACTTCAAAGGCGTCACCTGCACCTGTACTGCTTAATGAAATATAAGCATTACTGTTATATATTGATCCTGCTGGGATATACATATCCACATAAGCCGAGCCAAATATTGTTTTTCCGGTTGGAATAGTAATCGGTAAAGAAATTCTTATGTAATTTGTGTTTGCTGGGGTGTCTACATCAAGCAAACGAACGCTTAACGCCAAATTTCGCTCGAACAAATTGTAAGAATAAAAAATGTTACCAGTAAAACCAGTTATGGTACCCAGTGAAACATTTGAAGAATCAAACGCTTCTAATGTGGGCGTGTAAGATCCCTTTTTGTAAACAAATTCTAAATCAGAATAGTCTACATCGCCACTTCCTGCTGTTTCACTTGTAAAAACAATGGTTTTAATTATATGCACGTTGTGTGCTGCACCGTTTGTAAATGTAACAGGATCAGCCTCGGCAGCGTTTGTGTAGTTTGTTTCTACAATGTTTCCAACAATGGCCTCGCTCGCTTGTATAACGAAACTGGCAGCTGGAACACGGTACAGCTTACCTGTTGCAGTGTCAAAAATAGAACCTGCCGAAATTGTGGCTGTTTCTGTTGGAAGCGTTCCACCTGTGTTAACACATCCATGAAGAACAACAAAGCCGCTACTAAACCCTATTAGTGCTTTTAAAATATCCTCTACCGGTTCATTGAATGCAGCCTGAAGGAAGTCCAGGGTTCCTTTTTTTATAGGCATAGCTGCGCCTGTTACTATGTCTGAAGTTTTTAATTCTTTTCCCATTTTATTAGTAGGTTACAATATTATAATTAATTCCTGCCAGGTTTATTGTATCGGCAAACCTGCGAACCGTTTTTTCGCGAATTAAAGCTGTGCTTCCCAGTGCATTGTAAACAGCCACTGGAATATGAATAGCAAACTGGTAAGTTATTACATCAAAATCAGCGTTATGTACCGGTTCAAATGCTGTGGATCCATCCACGTCCACGTAGCTGCTCTCGTTTTCTATAATTCCAACGTGAAACACTGGGGTGTCTTCAATTTGTTCAATGAAAATATCAGAAATTCCCACCACTGGCTGGCGAAATGTAGTCCCGAACCATTCATTTAACGCATATTCAAAGCAAAGTTTTTGCGCATTCTGGCGAAGCCTCCCATACAAACCAGTAAACTTTTCCTGAACCAGAACCCAGTTACTTTGTTCAGTAGGAAGAACACCAAGGCAATCCACCCAGCATTCATAAACAGCCTTACCATACTGAACGCGGTCACCAACTGAATAGTCGGTTAAAATATCAAACGCCCCATGAATGAAGTCCCCAGTATAGTAGCTGCCGAAAAGTATATCGTGAAGCCATTGCAGCGGCTTCATATATACTTTACCACGCGCTATTCTTCGCGGTGTTCGCTTACGTGTGGGCAGGTTGTTTATCCAGAAGCTGTTAAAGTTTATTTGTGGGGCCATTTTACTGCGCTACAAAGGTTAAGGTATCTGCAAAGGTGTGTCCTGATTCTGTTTCTTCTTCAATATACCCAGCAAAAGTATTATAAGTTACCGTGTTAATTGCATTCGCCAGACTATAAATTTCTATTCCATCCACGTAGGGAGTAGCGTTCTGGCGTACCCGTACAGTTTCCAAACGAACATCAAACACCCCGTTCACCGTCTGAATTGCATCGGTAAGGGCCTGAATGCTTAATGTGCCATCAAAGTCAATGTTAGCCAGGTAAGTGTTAATGGCCGCTTTTACCAACCCTGCTATAACAGCATTGTACTGGCCATCGTAGTAAATGCTTCCTACCACTTCAATTTTATCGCTGTCGGTGCTTACAACTTCATAAGCCAGCCCTGCACCATTGAACAAACCAATGTAATCAGTTAACGCGGTTTTTTCGCTTCCGCTTATTGGAACAGGCGGTTCAGACTTAGCTACTTTTACCAAATACTTACGGCTAATTGTGGTACTTACACTGCACCTGGTAAGTATTTTAAACTGTTCCGTTATTATTGGGTATGTAACAGTGTAGTCTGGGTTAAACTGCGCTACCTGTGGCGTTGTTCCATCGTATTGGAACTCCAGTACCTTCTTCCGTATGAACCTGGGCGCGCCTACTTTCGCAGCAGCGGCCACGGCCTCGTTTTCACTTTTAAACACGTCCAGTATTTGTTCAAAAATAGCAATAGCTGAAGCCATAAGGAAAATATACAGGTTCCACATCGCAGTGGTGCTGGTACTGGTTAAACCGGCCAGTGCTGCTTCAGCATTTTTCTGGGCGATCATTTGGGACTTTATTTGTGCAGTGCTTCTGGCCATTGTGTTTAATTTTTGATTCTTATTTCAAACGCGCAGTTTACCAAAACATTGTCGGCAGGACTGCCGCTTGTGGTGGTATTTATGTAAATACCTGTTCCTAACATATAACAGTTAACAGTACTTCCAGCACTGGTGGCGGTTCCTATAAAAACCTGTGTTTTTTCTGGGTCAAAATCTCCGCCATCCTTTGTTAAATAATAAACACCTGCGCCCTGGTATTCAAATGAAAAATTTTCATTAATAGTTTTTTGCTGAACAATAGGAACAGGCGCAACTCCACCACTTTGGTTAAGAATAACAGAATAAAGTTTATAGGGCCTTATTAAATCAAGTATTTTTGAAATTAAAGACCTTTTTGTTACACCGTCCTGAACGTGTGGAAAGTATTCTGTTCCGTCAATGGTTGCAGCTATTGGCAATTCACTAATTTTTGTCATGTTTCTATGGTTATTTTTTCGCCAGCTTCAGTTTCAATTTTTCGGCTGTCTTCGGTTAATAAGTAATCGGTTTCGTTTTCAAAAGTATTAATTATTTCTATGGGTGGCGTGGTGGCTTCAATACCCCGAATAATATCTTTAGGAACAGGATCTACATAAGTTGTAATGTACACCTGTTTGTAAACATACATATTCTGGTGGGTGTAATCCTGGTATTCGCTTCCCCTGAACATTTGCCCACCCTGGTATGGCCTGAATGTTTGCAGGGCCAGAAGAACTTCGTCCTTCACATCGAAAATATTGTAATTCTGGTCAAGGGTTCCGGTTCCGCTGTCTAATTCCTGTACCACAATATGAACAGTAACAGGAAGCGGTTCTATTAACTGGTAGCCACCACCCATTTGCTTAATGCTGCTTAAATCCAGTTCAATAAATACAGCTGGCATTTCAAACAAATAGCCTTTTTCCGGATCTGGATCGCGTATATTTTCGTACTGGCTGTTATAAACGGCCATGTGCTTAATGCTGGGTGCATAAGTACGAAGCTGTGTAAAAATGCTTTCTAAAAATAGTTTCATTTAAAAATAGCGTCTATTGCTTTGGTTATGATATCAATTTGCTTTCGCGTTAATTCTTCTGTTTGCCCTATAAAAGTACGTGCCACCATGTTTTCCGTTCCTTCGTTCAGAAATTCTGCCTGTGGCGAACTATTTATTATTTCAATACGTTCCCACCTTCTACTGGTAGAAGCAAACGCCCTGCGCGTTCTTCCTGTCTGATCAAGTATAGACCGCGTTCTTCTTCCAAGGCCCCTTTTTTTAGGGTACTTATAGGCACTGGTGCCAGGTATTCGCCTGAGTACTTCCTTCCACCTTTTACCATCCCAGCCCTGCTTTCGCCAGCTGTCCTCAAAGTACCTTTGTGTTACCAGGGCCACTTCCATAGGAACTTCGCGCCTTATTCGCGCCATTTTCGATTCCAGATCGTCCAAACCCCAGGGACTTGTAGCCATTTACACAAATTTATAAGTTACCAGGTCAAGGTTACGTGGGTCGTTCATTACTTTTAAACGCTTACCGTCCTTAATTGCTTTTGCGCAAAGTTCGGTAGTTTTTTCTTCACCCAACGAAAAAAGTAAGGCATCCACGTCCTGCTGCTGGTTCGGGTATTTTTTTAAGTATTCGTTCATTTCAAAAGTGTTTCAATGTACTTCCTTCTTCGCTGGAGCAGCCTGTTTTCCTGGGCCTGTTTCTGGTATTGGTAAGTTAAAATTCCTTTCGGCCAGCTTTTTGTCTTTGGCTGCTACTTCAAAATACGGGTGTTTACCTGGGCCTTTTTCCTTAAATACTACCTTATCGGTTCCTGGGTTCATTTTAAACAAAGGCTTCATTAATTTACCAGTTTCTTTAGCTGCTTTGTTAACCTTTTCGGATTCTGTTTCTTTGGTTCCTTCGTGCTTACTAACCTGCACCAGCATACAACGGCAGTTGAAGTGGTTAAGTGGTGCGTGTGTAGACCAGAACGGGTGACCTACCGGTAGAACTATCCCGTCCAGCGGCTTGCATATTTCGCTGGTGTTACGATCCAGTACAGCATCGTACTTCAGCAATGGAAACACATCTTTGTCCGCTTCAAATTCGTTCCATTTTCGGGCGTTCTGGGCCATTCCTATACTGGTATCGTATTCGGTTTTTAGCCAGGTTTGGTTAAAGGTGTCGAAAATAGTCGTGGCCTTTTCCTTAAATTCTTTGAAGTTTTTCGCTGGGCCTACTTCAGCACTCATGGCCCGCACCTGCTGGTAGGTTTTTGCCGCGCTGAAAATGTAAATGTTATTTTGAAGTTCGGCCAGAAGTTTGCCGTCTGGCTGGAATGGGTTAAAGTCTTTTGGTGTTCCACCGAAGCCTTCAAACAAACCACTTTTAAGTTTATTGGCTATTTGCTTATACAGGTCTACGGGCAGGTTATTTACATCAACGCTGCCGCCATAAATTTCACGAACTAACTGTTCTGCTGTATAATCAATTAACTTCATTTGGGTTTGCTGGCCAGTATTCTATTAACAAGGGTTTCGCACCGGTTAAAATATCACTTTTCTGAATTGCCACATCGTCAAAGGTTGCGCCCTGTGTTTCAATAATGGCCATTTGTTCATCGCTTAACTTCTTTGCTTTGTGCTGGAAGCTACACCACAGCATAAACATATCGTAGTAGCGGGCGTTCAGGTAAATGGTTTTGGGAGCGCGCTGCATTCTTCGCTCAACGCTTACAGCCGTAGCCACCATGTCCACAGCCACGTTTCCAGTGCTTTCCCAGTTATTTATTTGGGTGTAAGCGTATTGTTTCTGTTTAAGATTCAGCATAAATGTTTTTTATTTTTTTTAATATTTCGCCAGGAACTTCTGGTTCAGGCTGTTCTTCAATTGCTTCTACTGGTATTCCCGTGCGTTCGGTAAAATATTCAGCATCCATTTTTAAGCCTGCATTTTTTAAAGTTTGGGCTATTTCAGCCGTTACTTTATTGCTGGCATCCTCCCTGGCCCGAAATTCTTCAGCTTCTTCTACGTTTCGAATTTTGAAGGTAATACCCATAGGAATAGGAAGGCCCAGTTTTCGCAGTTTCGGTAACACTTCGGTGTTAACATTGTGTTCGCGTATTCGGCAGCTATTTGATTCCGTTTCCTTAACCGCCTTATTCGCTTCTTCGTTCAAGCCCAGCTTACCTGGTGTGCTGCTCATTGCATCTTCGTGGCCGAACACTATTTTTGTTATAGCTTTTTCCAGCCTGTTCTGGAAACTTTCAAAGCCCTGATAGCCGGTTCCTGTGTTACGGGTGTCAATAAGCGAAATTTCGTCCTGTGGATCGGTAACAATAGTAGCACTGTTTCCCATGTTAAACAGGTCGCTGAAGAACGTGTCGCGTTCATCGCCTGTTTTGTCGGTCTTTCCCCAGCGTGCAGGGCTTCCGAATAGTTCGTAAAATGTAGCTTCCTGGCCTACAAGGTGGCGAAGGTAAATTTCGTAAAGTGCAATTTTGTAAAGCAAGCCGTAACCGCACTCGCTGATTCCTATTTCGGAAGGTGTGCTAAACCAGAACGTCCAGTCGTATGGGCAGATACCACTATTGTCCCTGAAGGAAGTATCGCGGAAGGGAATACCCACCACATTGTATG